CGGCATGTCGTCGAACACGAAGCCGTAGCGAGCGTCCGATCCATCCTCGTTCTTGATGTGCGGATCGAGATAGACAGAGAGCGGGTCCGGCACCTGGCGGATGTAGATTTCTTGGTCGAAGCTGTCTTCGTCCGCATAATCGGTAATGATGCGCCAGTAGCCGATGCCGCCGCCAACTTGGAACTCACGCGCACGATCGTAGGCCGTCTGAGCGTCCGAGATGTACTCGATGTGCCGCACGATGCCTTCGATGATCTGCGCGGCTTCGTACGTAGCCTCGTCGCCAGTCGGGTGCACGACGACAGATGGCTTGTTCTCCTTGCCCTCATTGACAACGTGCAGCCAGTGCGTGTGTGTCTTGTTGATCGTGACCATGGGTTGGTCTTGGATCTGCCGGCGAGCACGAACAGCGGCGTTCCACTGCTCCTGGTTGTCCGAGTCGGCGAACAGAAAGCGAATGTCGTCCTTGAAGCGCTGGCGCGTGTCCTGCTCCCACTCGACGCAGAGCTTGAAGCGCTTATGGGCGCGGGCGACGATGTCTTTTGCGCGTTCTGCCATGGTTACATCCAGCTTCCGCCCATGGAGCGGCCAAGGTTAAGGGGGCGACGCGGGGTCGTCTGGAAGTCGCGCGTGGTCTGCTTCGGCTCCTTCAGGGCGACGGCCATGTAGCCGAATGCGTCAGCAGCATGCGAGGCCCAGTCGTGCATAGGCTCATTGCTGAACTGCTTCGTGTCCTCGTCCACGCGATAGCGGTAATTGCGCAGGGCGTCCATGCCCAACTCCGTCTTGCGCTCGTCGAAGTAGCACAGCGGCAGAATGAGGCGTGCGGCCTCGATACGCGTGTCGACAGAGGTCTTGGTCACAGTGCGGGTCTTGAACCCTGCTGCGCGCAGTTGCTGGGCTACGGTGCGTTCAGCCGCCAACAGTTCGTTGTTTGCATCGTGAGGAAGCCAGCAGTCGCCGTACACGTAGCGCTTGGCCTGCAGATCAACGATGTACTCGCCAATGTGCTTGCCCACGCCTTCCATGTAGTCGACGACGCGATACTCAAAGGGGGCCAACTGGCAGAACCAGATAGCTGTCTTGTCGGCACGTCCCAAGTCCCAGAAGATGTGGACCGGCTTCGTGGGGTCGTAGGGCACAGCACGAATGCGCGGCGCAGCCTCACGCAGTTCTTTCGCGTACACAGCGCCCATCACAGGCGTCTCGAAGCTGCACAGAAACTCCTGCTCGAAGTAAGCAGTGCCCAGCGTCTCGCCGTAGTCCGTGATGTACTCGGACAGCAGCTTGTCCAACTGCTCGTTGGTGAGCACGCCGGTGTCCTTGGCGGTCAACACCTGGGCGAATGCGTTCGGGTCTTCCTTGGCGCCTTGGAGCGTGCGGAATGCGTGATTCTTCCCGCGCGGCGTCGTGTTGAAGATCTGCCAGCCTCCGTTCTCAGCCAGGATCGGGCGCAGATATGCCTTGGCTGCCGGATTGGACAGTGCCCATTCCGAATAGACCAAGCCAATCGGCGGCGAACCAACCAGCGAGTTGAAGTTGTCAGAGCCAACCACTTGCCATGTACTCCCGTTGACGAACTCGATATACATTTCCTGATCGTTTTGACGCTTCCGAATTGCCTCCGGAAACGCCTCGTCGATCCTCTTGCGGCCGGTATGCGGATTAACCGCGTTCCAGATCGCTTTCTTTGCCTGCGAAGCTAAGGGAAGCATGTACCAGTACGTCCCCTTCCTTTGGAAAGCCGCTACAGCCGTCCAATGCAGGCCCAATTCATCTTTCCCACTACGGCGATGCCAAACAACCTCACAATGGCGCCCGCCGTTTTCCAGATAACGCCATGCGTCCATCTGGTAATGGCGTGGCTTCCAGTTATTGGGCAGTTGAATTGCCATCGCCAAACCGCACAATCTGAATGGTGAAAGGCTCGCCGCCCTTGCCGGTCAATTCCGTCTGCTGCACCGCTTTGCCGTATGCCCTGTCAATGATGTATTCAGCGGCCGACAAGCGATTACGCTCGTTCTCGCCGCTTTCCATGATCTGACCAATTACCTCAAGCGCTTTCGGCGTGCGCTTCTTGCACGCTTCGATAAGGTCAAGCTCTTCCTGCGTACGTTTTGCTCGTCCGCCTGGATTGCCTGATTTACCTTTTGCGAATGGCATTGCTTAATATTGCTTTCAGTTAATGTTCAGGATCTTGAATGCTGGCTTTGCGATGTTGCCAATAAAAAATCCAGCCCGTCCTATCTGAATGTATTTGCCTTCTACCGATGGACCTTCAATTGGGTTCCCATTGGCATACCAGTACCCGTACCCACGTTTCAGAGGAACGAAGATTCGCAGCGCCTTATTGCGGAACTGAACCTTCATATATCGCGACAGATATCGAAGCTCCCATGTTCTGCACATCATGCGAATCTTGAGGCTCCTCAGTGCATTCATTTCTTCTTGCCTTTACCAAGCACACGATCGGCCTTTTTGTCAATGCTCGCCTTCGTGCTCTCGCTGATCTTGCCCTTATTCGTCATTTCACTTGCGCGGGCCTTCGCATTCCGCGCATGGCTCTTGTCGGGCATAGGATATTTGCGCTCGCCTGGCATGCCGAATTCGGATTTCGGCAGCTTGTTGCGGGCTTTGGCTTTGAGCTCAGCCATGATTAAGCCGGAGCAGCAACGCGGTTAGCACGGATCGTGCCGTATGCACTCATGGTCGACACCGTGAACGTAGCTTTGGCCACCAGATAGACCGTGGTGGTCGCAGTGATCGACAAACGCACCGCAGGCACTTCCATTGCCATCACGCCAGCAGGGACCGATGCGGCTTGGTTCCAGGCCATCGTTGGGTCAGTGCCCAGGCCGCTACCGCCGGTTTGGGCTGCGAGGGTTGCGCTAGTCAGAGAAACGCCAGCGGTGATATTGGTCACACTGGTAGTTGCGGCCGGATTGAAGTCGATGACGCCGGAAATGTCCCAATCACCTGGAGTCAGCGTGATCGAGGTGACGTTTGCCGCAGTTGCAGTCGTCAGCGATACAGCCGAGCCAACGGGAATGGAAGAAGTAACGAGGGTGCCGAGGTCAGAAGCGGCCACGCCGAAATATTTGGTCATGGCGGCTCCTTATTTGCTCAGGCCGCGATCTTTCGGCGCGCGTACGCCATTCAGGCGAACCGGCTCGGGTTTCGGACCACTCGGCGGTTTTCCGCCATGGAAGCTGCCCGCTTTTGCGTCGCGCGATTCGCGGGCGCAGCTGGCCGCGTATTTGGGATTGCCTTCTTGACCTTTACCGAGACCGCTCATGATCACCCCGAATAAAACAGATTAAGGCGCAATGGCCCACAGTTTTAATGGTAGTGATCGAGGGAAATGAAAGCTAGAAATGAATTGTCATGACATTGGATTCCCCCAGATAGAGAATGCCAATTGTTCATGTATCCATCGCAGGCGTGCAGAGAACATCTGTCGTGACATATGAAGCATTGCCGCCTTTGTTTTCTGCGGGCGCGGATCGCAGTATTCCAATTCGATCACGCGCGCAGATTCCGGAGCCAGGCGCCGGATCTCTTCGCTGACGCGCTGAAGGTCAGCCGGAAGGCTCCCGGCCGATGCGATGCGATGTGCGGCCCATTGCGCGAGAAGTTTGCGGATCGGAGGCGTCACGGCGGCGTCTCCTTATCCTTCTGCAGTTCCACCATCCCTACGCGGATGAACCGACCAGCGATCCAACTGACAAGGATGGATGCGGCGATCCAGGCGATGCCGATAGCGATGGCGGTCATGTGGCCTCCTTTGGCTCAAACCAACGCCCAGGACTGCCGCATACCTTCTCCAGTATGTAGACCGGGAATGACAGGGCTCGATGCGATTCGCAATATGGCCAAATTTGCTTGCGTTCTCCAGATACCGGGTTCTCCGTAAATCTGTTGTGTGGCGCACGGCATTTCTCGAAACCGACGCCACTCGCGAGGTCGTAATGTTTGCAGTCGACACAATGCTTCATGCTGTCTCCTTAAGCGCTCGCAGCTTGGCGGCGTAGTTGGCTTTGATCTGCTTTGCGTCTTCGATGGTGAGCTTCGCCGGCGCGTGCTCCTGTTCGAGGAACGCGACGCGCTCGGCGCCGATTCGTGCGATCAGGCCAAGCCGGTATTCGACGGCGTTTCCGCTCTTGTGCTGGTTGCAGGGCACGCACTGCTTGTGCACGTTGTCCTCGTGGAAGCGGAGAGCGGGCTGGGCGCCGACCGATCTATAGTGGCCTGCGTCATAGGCGCCAGTGTGGAAGCGGCCGCAGCTGATGCAGGGCTGGTCGCGGTCCCGTTCACGCACCCATGAGTTAAAGACGGCCTGTGCTTCCTTGAGCCAATCGCTGCGCGTCTTCATCGCCTGCTTGCGCTCGCGCGTCTCCTGACGCTCCTGCTTCTCTGTCTCCCGCCGGCCTTGGATGATCGAGCAGTCCACGGAGCATACGTGCTGGCCCATGCGCTGCGGCTTGAATACTTCGCCGCAGACCACGCATTTGCGCTTCCTGGGCGTGGTCGACGTCAGGATCGGCTCACGCTGGCCGAGCGGCTTGCGCTTGAATGGCGTCCGACGGAGAGGCGTGGAGCGGTCTAGCGTCATGGCTCACCTCCGCTCACTACGACGTCACGCGTGCAGTTCTTGCCGCATCCTTGCTTCCACTCGACGGTTCCCCGGCAGT